GCCGGCGCACCCGACTTCGACACGTCGATCAGGCCCGTGTTCAGATCGATTGCAGCTTTCTCCGTGTCGCGGAGGAACTTGACGCCCTGCGAAACTTCCTTGCCCTGGTCCTGGAACGTCTGCGTCAGCGTGTAGTTCGCGTACTGTGCGTTGGCGACAGCGCCCGTGTACGACAACCAATCGCCCTGCATCGCCACCAGGGACGCCCCAAGGAACGTTCCTACGTCCGCAGCGGTACCGGCAGACTTCCCATATTTAGTGAGGGCGTCAATGTAACCCTGGGTGGCCGCGTCAGCTTGGGAGGACGCAGCATCAAGAATGTTCTGATCCTGCGCGAGAGCCTGAGCCGCATCACCGGTCTTACCCATTGCGTCTTGCAAGGTCTTGTACGTGCTGATGCTGCTCTTCAACGCCCCGGACTGGTTGTTGAAAGCATCCTTGAGCCTGACGAGCGCGTCGGCCTGCTGGTTCTGCTTGGCCGTCATGTTGCCTGTGGCCGAACCCGCCGTACCCAGACCCGCTTCAGCCTTCGCCATCTCCGAGTTCATCTTCGCCTGGGCGGCAGTGTTCCCGAGGGTGGCATCCATCAGCGTTTTTGTGGATATACCGAGAGTATGCGCGGCCTGAATGGCCCCCTCGTCGTGGAGTGCCTTCGCCGTCATCGCCTGGACGTTATCCGCGATCGCACCATTGTCAGCCTGGAGTGCGGACGCGTAATCCTGCGATGCCTTCGCCGCCGCATCGGAACTGGACGTGGCAGCCATAAGCCCCACAGCCAGGGCAGAGACCAACCCAATCACAATCCCGACCGGGCCTGTGGCGAAATCAATCGCCGCACCCCAAGCAGTGGTCGCAGCCGCAGCCCCATCTTCTGCCGCGGCAGCCGCAGACGCAGAAATGGCGACACCGGTCTGTGCGGCGGCGAGAGTCGCCGCCTCCCCACCGACCACGCCCAACTTCCCCAACAGCGGTGCGAGGGCATAATTCCAGGCAAGGAACGCAACACCAACAGCGGCAGCACCCGCCGCCAAACCCGTCAGCACAGGGGTCGGGATCGCGTTGAAACCCCATGCAATAGCCGACAGGATCGGGATAACAGCGGTCCCCAACGGGGTAAACGCATCCACAACATGGATGACCAACCCGGCCAGGTTGATCAGCAGAGAGTTCACCTGCGGCACCTGGCTGACCGCGTACTGGATGAACGAACGGAACTCCGGCGACCCGGCGAATAGGGCCATGTTGTGTGCCCAACCCGCGAGCACCTTCTCACCCACAACCATCAACGGTTCGAGGGCTTCGAACCCGGTCACCACTGCTTGCACAGACGTGCCGGCGATCTTCCCCAACCAGTTGGCCATTGCGCCCATGTCCTGATTCAGGCGCGGCATCTGCGGTTGAAGGAAAGCGATCGCATCGTTGAACGGTTTGATCACGCCCGCCGCGGCGGTCGCCTCCAACTGGTGAAGGTCATCCTTCACTGTCGCCAACGACGCCTGATACTGGTCGCCCAGGTCGGTGCCGGCAGCTATCTCAGCACTGATGCCCTTGAACGCCAGGACACCCGCAGCACCCATGCCTGCCAGGGCGCCAGCGGTACCCAAAAGGAACCCGCCGAGCGGTGCCGCCAACGGGATCAACGCTGCAATAGCGGCAACAATCAAACCCAGGTAGCCGACGTTGGCACCATTCGCCGCCGCCGACTTTTGGGTCGCAGCAGCAACCGTCTCCGTCGACTTCGTGAGGCCATCCTGCGCCGCAGTAACCTTACGGATCGCCGCGTCATGCCGTTGGTCCGCAGCCTCAACACCGAGGATCGCGCGAGACAACGAAGCCTGCGCGCCCGCCACCTGCAAGTCGGTGCGGCCACGCTTCGTCTGAATCGCTTCGACACGCATTTGCGCCATCTCGAGAGCTGTCGCGGCGTTAGCGCTCTGACGTTCCGCCGCCGCCAAACCTGCCTGCGCGGACTCCAACCGTTTAACCGCAGCCGAAGACGAATCCAACCGGGCAGTATCCGGGCCGCTGCCAATGCTCGTGGCCGTGTAAACGGTGCTCACACGGCTGGTGACATTGCCGCCAGCCCGTTCCTCAGCAGCGCGAACCTCCTCCAACTTCCGGAGGGCAGCCTCAACATCCGCGTCAACCTTGAGCGTCGGGTGCATGTCACCCAGGGCGCGCGCATCAGCTTTCGCCTCCGCCACATCACGGTCCCACTGCGCCTTATCAAGAGACAGCTTCCCGACAATCGACCCGGCGGTGGTTGGCGCTTCTCCCGACAAAATAGGCCCCCTACAGGTCAGTACTCGTCCGTGGAAGCGTCACCGGGTGTGACCGGCTCATCCTCATCAGGTTGGAAATATCGGTAAAGACGGGAGTCACAAGAGAACAGGCCAACCACGCGTGTTCGGAACCAACGCCACGAACGCTCACGAAGCAGCTGCTCCAAATCGACGCCGTAAAACTGGTGGAAATCGGACTCCAACAACACCCACTGGTCGAAAATCTCGTCATCCGTGGGCATAGGCCGTGCACGGATGACCGCCTGGGGTACCTCGTATGCTTCGTAAAGCCCGGTTACGGGGTCTTTTTCGCCGTACCCGTACTGGTCGAACGCCGCTGCGCCCGATTCGGTTTCGGCTGATCCTTCGTCTCCAGGTACTTCTCGATCGCTTTTGGGTCAGCCCCTGCCTCCCACGCCGCCTCGGCCGTGTCGCGGCCGTAACGGAAGTCAGCGAGAGCAGCAATACCCGCCCGCACCGCCGCAGCCGCCGGCACCCCGTCAGCCTCGAACTCAGCCCACAGGTCACCGAGGGCAAGTTTCCAGAGTTCCTCAGCCGGGAGCGCCGACAGTTTCTTGTCCTTGCCCTCGATGATTTGACTCAACAGGCGACCGTTCGGAATGTTGACCGGTTTGAGCGTGTACTTCTTGCCCTGGATCGGGAAGACCAAGGGTTCCGCGGCGAGGGATTCGTATTCGGAGAGAGCCATCTGGGTTGCCTTTCATCAGTGTCTGGGTAGGAAAAGTGGGGGTGTGGTCGTACCCAGAACGACCACACCCCCGGTCTGTTACGCGCCCCGCGTGTAAGCGAAGCTGTTGCCGGCACCGTTCGCGTTGGTGACCACAACAGCGGCAGGCCCGGCCGAACCGGACGGGAGAACCGCGACAATGAGGGAGTCGGACACGACAATCCAGGACGACGCGTTCGTGCCACCGAACGTGACACCCGTGGTCGCCACAGTGCCGGTGAAGTTCGAGCCGACGATCTGAACCTGCTTGCCCGTGAGCTGCGAGGCCGGGGAAACCGAGGCGACCGCCGGGACAGCGGTAGCCGCGTACGGGTTGCTGATCGGGGTGAGCGCACCGTCACCAGTGAAGTTGACGGTCACTTCCTCAATGTCCGACGCGGAAGTCTTCGACTGCTGCCAGTCGATCAGCGCATACCCGGAGTAGTTGCCGTTCGAGTACCCGTTGCGGTCGAACCAGCGCACGTAAATGCGGGCGGAAGTGCCGAACTGGAACCGTGCAGCCTCAACGAGCTGCTGGCCCGGGTCGGACGGGATCCCCGCGGTGGTGGGGCGTCCTTTCCTGTCATACGTGTCCGAGGCCTGGTTGGTCGGCGTCTCCGCGTTGTTGAAGTCGTTCATTCCCTTTAGGCGGGTCCAGGTGGAACCGTCCGGGGAAACGTCGACCAGGAACCGTCTCGCAAGAGCGTTAGGCATTCTGTTGAGCCTCCTTCAAGGCATTCGGGGCGTTAACGAAAAAAGCCCCCCGCTGTCGGAGGGTTTGAGCGTCGGTTCTGGGCTACCAACTACCGGCGGTAGGCCGGTTGCTTGAGGGTGGCAAAGCCACGTCAATGTAAAACGCGTCCGCGCGTTCCCACCGTTTCGCCTGGTCCTGACCAAGCGTGATAGACGACTGCCGCAACACCTGCTCCGCCACCACAGACCCGAACGTCACATTGGTCAGGCCGTGCAGCAGAGTGAAAATGGCGTCCCCAAGTTCGTCCACATCTCGAGGATCCTGTGTGCCGCGCATCCGTACTTGCACACCAAGCCGCTT